CATAGTACAATGCACAAATTAAATGTTCCATGTATGTTTCACCCAAAGAGTTTGGATGTTCTGTAAATTTGTTTCGGAGTTTATTGAAAAATGTGATGATTTTGCTCACCGTATATTTTGATATACTTGCCAGCAATTTCATCTGCTTCTGATTCTATAGGAGACCCTGGGTAACTTGAATTAGGTGTGATTAAACCTTTTTCTCCTTGTCGAATATGAACTAGTTCATGGAACACTGTTCTAAGAATATCAACTAAGTTTCTGTTTCCATAGACCCAAAACTCATCAGAACCGAGTTCATGTCTACCTGTGTGATGGCCATCTTGTGCCTCTTGCGTATCATAACTTATTATAACTTTAGGCATGTTTTCAACTTTTAGAACATCTCCCATCCAATTTGCGGCTTTTGATACTTCATCTTCAATGTTTAAGCCATCATCAAACATTTGATCAGATGCAGTTAATTGCTCTCTTGCCTTGTGTGATTGTTTGGCAGCCTGCTTGGCGTTGCGGTAAATTTTACCTTTTTCGTCTACGTTATATTGATCACTCTTAATCTTGGGAAGTCTGTTCTCCAAGTCTTGTAGCGGATCTTCATTGATAAATTGATAGGCTCTCATACTATTATTTATCAATAATTGCTTTTGGGAAATGTTTTGCTTGACTCTAATCGTATTAAATATTACAATAGAACACATGATATTACCTGAAGTTGAAAAAGCACTACATATCATTTGGGAACTAGAGTATGAAATGTTGAATGAAAGGAACTGTGGTTACACGGGTTCAGACATGAAAAAGAAACTCTGGCAGATCAAAATGAGAGTAGATCAAGCAATTGCTAAGGCTCCAGTCTATCATGGTGACCCAAACTACGAACAAGAATATCTTGTAGCAAAAATTAAAGGCGAAGTATGAAGTTAGGCATAATCGGTAAAGGGTTTGTTGGCTCCGCAGTCAGCAATGGCTTTACTAATGATACAGAACAATTTATCGTTGACCCAGCAATCAATTCGCACACAATCAAAGATTTAGTAGAATGGAATCCAGACATGATATTTGTCTGTGTACCCACACCACAACAAGACTCACATTTAGATGTAGATACTCACATAGTACGTGAAGTATTACTTAACATTGGATTTACAGACTATGCAAACAGTAGTTAAATCTACTATCACTCCTAATCATCTAACGCAGTTTAAGAAACTTTTTAGTGGATTACGACTTGTATATAACCCTGAGTTCTTAACTGAAGCAAACAGTTTAGAAGACTTTATTAATCCAAATATGCAAATACTAGGCGGAGACTTACAAGACTGTATCGAAGTAGAACAAGCATACATTCATCATAGTCAAGTCAAAATCGTACCCACATTCAAAACAGACTTCACAACAGCAAGTCTAATCAAATACACAATTAACAGTTGGTTAGCAACGAAAGTATCATTCTTTAATGAATTATTTCATTTGCACCAATCAAGCAATGCAGAGACTACATGGGAGCAGTTTACTGATATGGTAAAACGTGATCCAAGAATAGGAGACAGTCATATGCAAGTCCCAGGACCAGATGGTATGTTTGGTTTTGGAGGACACTGTTTTCCAAAAGATACTAAAGCATTGTTATATTATTCTAAACTAGAGGGGGCACCACTCACTCTACTAGAGAAAGTTATCACTCAAAATGATGACGACAGAAACGGGCAATAATGCCTATAAAAATGCTTGACAGTATGCAGAATATCCTGTATACTATATGCATAGATTTACATAATCACAGGAGATAATAATGGCAGGTAAATACTTTAATCCAGAGCAAGTTAACAAAATGAAGCAACTTGTAAATGAAGGCATGGCAGTGATGCAAGAAGTTGAAACACTTAATGGTGGACTCAATGACACTGTAAAAGCAATCGCAGAAGAACTTGAAATCAAGCCTTCTATTCTTAAGAAAGCAATTAGAATTGCATACAAAAGCAATCTAATAGACACGAATGCTGACCACGAACAATTGAATGATATCTTGGAGACTGTTGGTAGAACTCTTTAATGTCTTATGTCGATGCCATACATGATAAGTCTGCGGAACGTATCCATGTCGTAGAACGTACCCCTGAGGGTAACAGAGAGTTTAAGGAATATCCTACTAACTACGTTCTATATTACGAAGATCACAAAGGCAAACATCGATCACTTTATGGCACATCTGTCAAAAAGTTTTCATCACGTAAACAAGCAGAGTGGGAAAAAGAAAAACGCATACACGGTAAGAAACGTCTGTTTGAAGCAGATATTCCTATCGTCTTTAGATGTCTTAGTGAAAACTATCTGAAGGTTGATGCCCCTAAACTGCATACGTGTTTCTTTGATATCGAGGTAGACTTTGATCCTAGTAGAGGATTCTCTCCTCCAAGTGATCCATTCAATTTAGTCTATACTTAGACTGGCTTGATCAGTTAGTATGTCTTGCAGTTCCCCCTAAGCACATGACGTATGAGACTGCACAAGAAGCAATTGCAGAGTTCCCTGATACTATGTTGTTCAGAACAGAGAAAGAATTGTTCGATGCATTCTTTTCTTTAATCGAAGATGCAGATGTGTTGTCAGGTTGGAACTCAGAAGGATATGATATTCCGTATATGGTCAATCGTGTTACACGTGTGATGTCTAAAGACGATACACGTAGATTAATTGGTCGTATTCACTTAGATTATCTACAACTTTACAAGAAATATAACTACGAATCTCGTCATAGTTATAAACTAGATGCGATTGGTGAAATGGAAGTTGGTGAAAAGAAGACTGAGTATGAAGGGTCACTGGATCAACTGTATAACAAAGACTTTAAAAAGTTTATCGAATATAACAGACAGGATACATTACTGCTTAAGAAACTAGATGATAAGTTACAGTTCTTAGAACTTGCAAATCAACTGGCGCATGAAAATACTGTATTGCTTCCAACTGTTATGGGCTCAGTTGCTATGATTGAAATGGCAGTGATGAACGAAGCACATGAACGTGGCATGGTCGTCCCCAACAAGATAAGACAGAATATCAATACAATAAGTGAAGGACAAGCGGCAGGTGCTTATGTGATGAATCCTAAGAAAGGACTACATGAGTGGATAGGTTCTATCGATATCAACTCACTTTATCCTTCAACAATTCGTGCATTGAACATGGCTCCAGAGACCATCGTAGGACAAGTCAGACAGACTCTTACTGAACAATATATGCAAGAGAAAGGACTGGAACTGGCTAAGAAAAAACCTCGTTATAAAGAGGGCGATGCTCCAGTAGAAGGACCCCCCGTCTTGTGGGAAGGTCTGTTTGGGTCATTAGAATATACTGCTATTCAGAATCAGGAACGTGGCACAATGCTGACGATTGATTACGAAGATGGCAGAGAAGAACAGATGAGTGCCGCTGAAGCATGGAAGATGATTTATGATTCTAACAATCCTTACATCCTTAGTGCAAATGGTACAATCTTTAGATCAGATGTCGAAGGTGTAATTCCTGGACTGTTATCTAAATGGTATTCTGATCGTAAGATTATGCAGAGCAAACTTAGAGAAGCAACTACAAAAGAAGATATTGAGTATTGGGATAAACGTCAGTTAGTTCGTAAAATTTTGCTCAACTCTGCATATGGTGCACTTTTGAACGAACATTGTCGATTCTATGATAAACGTATAGGACAGAGTACTACACTCACAGGGCGTTCTATCACTAAACATATGTCAGCATTTACTAATGAGATAATGACTGGCAAATATGATCATACAGGAGACTCAATGATCTATGGTGATACTGACTCATGTTACTTTAGTGCATGGCCCATGCTAAAAGATGATCTCCCAACAGACATGTCGTTAGAAGACAAAAAGCAAACGTTCATTGACTTATATGAAAGTATGTCTGATCAATGTAATGTATCGTTCCCGGGCTTTATGGAAAAAGCATTTCATTGTCCACGTGAAAAAGGTATGATTATCAAAGGTGGTAGAGAAGTGTGTGGTGACAGAGGATTGTTTATTACTAAGAAAAGATATGCAATCAATATCTATGATGCAGAAAACAAACGTACTGACAAAGATGGTGCGATGAAAGTTAAAGCAATGGGCTTA